GAATATAAGAGCTATTCTTATTCAGTCCACCCTTTACTTTTGCAGCCATACATTATTCTCCAATAAAATTTCAGTTTCAAGTTCTTCAGGACTTGGAGAACCTGTCTGATAAAACTCTATCGACAGATCCTCCATGATATTGAAATATTCTTCTTCTGTAAGACTTGTATAAATTCGTCTTCCTTTACAAAGAATATTATAGCGTTCGTTAGCCATCTCAAATGATTCTTGTCTTCTCGTGACCAACGCGAACGCGAGGATCACACCAGATTTCAAAACCTGCTTCCTTTGCATCCAAACAGAATGATACGTCTTCTCCACACATGTCCTGAACCTCACCAGATTCAAAGACTTGCATCTTCGGTGCAAACCAAGGATACTTCATTTCAGAATGTTCAAAGACTCCATGTTTAATCAGCAACCAACCAAAACCTGCATAATCTACAGTGAAAGGTTTCCGACGCTTTGAAATACTTTCAACGGTTTCATGATTCATCACACCACCATTGTTACGGAAATCATCCTCTTCCATCCAATGAGCAACTGAAGTTGTATGACCATCTTCGGTAGCATACCAACCAGAAGCAATGTCTGTATCCATGAGAACCAGTTGCCAAAACTTCTCAGTATTGAATACAATATCACTATCAATCCATAGTTGCCAGTCATAGTTCAGTTTTCCATCCCAAGGAACCTGATCAGGTCCACGTAGAACGTTCGCACCAAGACATTTACAACGTGCGAAGTTCACCATTGAAGAGTAGTCTTGAGAGATCTGAATACTTGCACCTGCTTGCACTAGGTCAAAACACAGTTGTACAAAGTTCTTTAGATAAGTGTAAGAAACACCTCTACCAGGTAAACAAAAGACAACAGACTTGCCTTTGACCATTTCTCTAGCCAGGTTGTAGTCCCATTCAGGTTCTTTTGCTACAACGGGCGTTTTTGCTTTTACGGTAAATCCTTTAGCCATATGGTTAATAATTTTACATTCATATCATACAGTATTATCTAGTCCTTGTCAAGATATGATGATTCACTCATCACGTTCGGTTAAGACTACATCCGTACCTTCAATCTTAAAAGTTATCTCAGTATCTTCATACCATGATAACTCATTGACTATTGTTTCTGGAATAACCAAAAAGTATTCCCCTGTAATTGGATCGACTTGTAGGGGTTGAAAAATTTCTCCGGAGTTTTTTTTCATTTACGGTAATATAAGATCTTATTTTGTTTTTTTATATAGAACAATAATGATCTCGCTATCGTAACACTTTATAGCCTACAGGGACCCATCGATTTTATAAACGCGGCGCCGCACCCTTATAACCCCCCACGCGCCCCGCGCCACGGCGGGCGACGGCGACGGGGGACTGCTGCCCACGAACGCACGCATAAGGTAGGGGGGTCACCCCATGCGCTCTGCCAGACGCTCACGGGCGGCGGCGATGCGGTCTGCTTTTGCCTGACCAGCGAAGCGGGCAGCGTTGGCGGTCTTATCGCCAACCCACTGGCGCCCCAGAGACTGAACAGGGTTCAGAGTGCCCATGCGACCCGCGCCGATGGCAATGTCGGTGCCGCTCACGAATGAACCCTTGCCAGTGTCGTGAGTGCCCAGGGCGGAACGACCCGAAGAACCATCACGGAACCACAGTTCGCCCTTACGGGGACCACGGGTCTTGAGGCGGGTCACGGTGTAGGTCACGGTCATGGGTTGGGGTTGGTTGCTGTGTGTATTGTACAGGGTCGGCGGCAGGGGGTCAACCCCACTGCGCTTGCCGAACGTCGTTGCGGTGTGCCTCAGCATACTGGGCGGCGATGACGGTAGCGGGCAGTCCCCAGTGAATGTAGGCGGAGGGGCGGGAACCGTTCTTCAGTTGGTCGGCACGGGAGATCCATTTGATCTGACGGGTCTGGAGGTCAGAGCAGGCAGCGAGGGGGAAGCGCATCGGGTTGGTTGCGGTTGAGAGTATTGTAGCACGTATGGGGTCACATCCCCAGTGCCTCCTTCAGGTCGTTGTAGGCGCTCAACCAGTGGGCGGCATCCTTGTGGTTGCCCTTCAGACTCTCATCAGCGGAGATGCAGAGCAGAGCGGTTCGGACGGTTCCCCAGGTTGCTTCTGGCAGAGTGACGGTGGTCAGGGTCTCAGGGTTCCAGGGTGCGGCGGTCATCGGTTCGGTTCGTTTGTCCCCTTATGATAAACCCCCCACCAGCGACAGCGGGCAGGGGGTGTGCGGTTTCAGAATTGGATGGGGTCGGCAGTCGGTTGGGGGGAGTCGCTCTCCTGGGCGACGCGCTGACCGTCAGAGAGTCCCTCCAGGATGCTCAGAATCTGGGAACCGTTGCGACCCTGGCGGAGCAGGGAGAGGGCAAGGTCAAGGCTCATGGGTTGTTTGAATCAGTGTGGTTTGGTGTGGGCGTCTTTCAGGGCGCACCCGCTCCCATTGTATCAGGCAGCGATCAGCAGGTCATCCTCCCAGCGGGCAAACTCCAGAACCTCATCATGGGTGCAGGGGGCAGGTTCGTGTGCTTTCATGATAGCAGCGCGGCACTGAGCGGCAATCTCATCAATGCTCAGGGCACGGTCGGTTGCGGGGTTGTAGCGCATGGGTCGTTTGCGGTTGACTTGTTAAGTGTAAGGGGTCAGGGGGTCGGTGGTGACCCCCAGTGTGCCAGTGCCTCAGGCGGCATAGTCGGCAATGAAGTCCTCCAGGAACTCCCGTGCCTGATCGCCGCTCATCTGGGAGATCATCTCACGGGCGACGGTCTCCCAGGAGAAATCGTCTGCCAGGTCAATGATGGCGGACCGTGCCTGAGAGGCGGAGAGTTCGGCGGCGGTGATCTGAGCGTAGGTCATGGTCGGTTCGCTTGTGAACTGAGAGTATTGTAAGGGGTCGGAGGGGGCAGAGTCGCCCCCCAGTGGACACTCAGTAGACTGTCACATCGGCACCGACCTGCTGCAGGAGATTTGCTACCTTGTCCTGCTGCAACTTCATGACAACTTGTGAGTTACGGTTTGCCTTACTGGTTCCCAGAAATGCATTGATTCCGTTGTTACTGGTGACGCGCAAACGCAGACCACAGTCATACACATTCCCATCGGCATCTACAAAGTAGACCATGCGGGAAGACTTGCCGTTGCCCTTGAGAACAATGTTGTATCCCTTGGAGATGTAATCAACTGCAGGATGTTGCACTGCAGAGAACTTATACAGTTCGGAAGTCTTGGTGTCGTTGATCACAACATCAAAACCAGCGTTAGCATCAATCAGACCGCGACGCAGGATGTCAGTAACTTGTGCAGAGGTCAGAGTATCCAATGCCAGTTCACAAAGGTTGTTGAAACTGTCGCGGATCTTCAGCACAAACTGTTCATCAGAGCGCAGCGATTCGGGCATCTGACGCAACTCCCTCATGTTGGAAATGAAGTGAGTGAAAGTATCACCCAGCGCATCATTGTAGGCGCTGGTGTTGAACCAATCGAACGAACCGTTGGTGATACCTTCCTTGCGCTTAATGCTGATCAGTTGATCACCAGCGACGGCATCTTCTTTTACTTTAGTTCCGCCACGCTTTTCTACAGCGGAAGAATAGATCTTAAGTTCGTTCAGAATACGAACAGTTTGATCCTCATTCTTCACACCACCGTGGTGAACAGAACCGTCAGTCTTGTAAGTCATTTAAATTACCGTGATCGACACGGGCGATAGAGTGGTGGAGTCTTTAGGGCGCTGCCGTTCCCTTGTGATCTAATTGTACAGGGTCTGGGGTCAGAAGGCAACCAACTGATCCAGATCCCATTGTGGCACAGTCAGCACGTCTCCGCCGCAGTTCTTCCGCAACCAAGCGTTGACATGCTTGGTGGTGGTGGCACTGTGCTTGAAAGCGGAGCGGATCCACCCCTTACCAGGCACGATGGCAGCAACGGGGACGGAATAGGAGAACAGGATCTCAGTCCCGTTTGCCAGGGTCACTTCGGTCTGGTTGCTGCCGATGGGTTGGACTTTCATGGGTTCGCTTGTGAACTGAGATCAGTATAAGGGGTCAGCGGCGCAGTTGGTCGGCAGTGAGTGCCAGTAAGTCTGCTGTCACATAGCGGACGGGGGCAAGCGGACTCCAGAGTAGGAAGGTCACGCCAGCGACTGCCAGAAGTTTGAGCATGGTAGCACGGTGGAAGTCTGCAGAGCGGGAGCGGGTTAGGGTTCTCATCAGGGTGCCAAGTGAGCAGGGGAACCACAGGAGCGGTAGAAGTCTACCATGCGTTCCGCCTCTGCCAGGGTGGGGAACCATTGCGACCGCCACTCACAGGCATTGTAGGGGACCTGGTAGCGGACTTCGTAGCGGGTCAGTGCCATGGGGTCGGTTCGTTTGGTATGAAACCAGTATAAGGGGTCAGCAGGCAGGTCTGGGGGTGCCAGTGTGCCAGTGCCTCAGGCGGCACACTGAAAGCGTTGGTTGTTGAAGTTAGCGTTAGAAAAGACCTCACGATTCACCAGTTTGAACATACCAAACTCATTGGTCATCACATAACCTTCTGCATCAATCCTGTTGCCGTAGAGATAAGCAGCAGGACCATCATTGCGGCAGAGGAAGAGACAATCATCTTTGATTGACTTCACCAGTGCCCACAGACGCAGCAGGTTAGCATCACAATCAAAGTCATCAGGATTCACTTCTTCACCAGCACGAATGCAGGCATTGATCTGTTGTTTGATCTTTGCTGCTTCCTTATCAGAAACAAACTCACAGGCAGTAGACATTTGACGGGCAAAGTTGCAGACTTCTTCTACATCAGCGAACGACGTTTGACCGTGCTGAATGTATGCTTGAGGTTGCACAAACTTCACATGTTCAGTATCATTCCAGATAGAACGGTCAGGCATTGCAACAGCATCACGAAGATCGCTCTCGGCATAATAGCAAGTGTGAGGAGCGATGATGATGCTTTGCTCTACAATCTCAGGGAACAGGTATGTAATAGTATTGGGAGTGTACTCCGAAAGTCCACCAAACCCGATAAAGTCTCCCTGATAGATTGTCTTCACACGGGGCAGACTATCAAAGCAGCAGTGAAGAATCTGCGCTACATTACCCTCATGGTTAGCATCAATGTCCTCATGCGATTCGTTGATCTTGATTTTAACTTTGTTGAAGACACTTTTGGTCCCCACGAAGAAGTTACCAGTGGCAGGGTTGGTTCCCCAAACAATAGCGGGAGCACCATCAATCTTCACGCTGAGAGTACCCTCAGTCACGAACCAATCAAGAATAGAGAGGTCACCCGTGAGGATGGTATCTTCGGGGTGTTCGAGGTGTGTGTTTTTCATACTGTTAGTATTGCACGAAAAAAGGGGAGTCGCAACCCCCCTTGTGCCACTTACTCAACCGTCACATCCTCCAGCAGGTCGGGATAGTATTCTTCACATTCAGTGAGCAATTCTTCGTCAGAATACTTATCATAACCCTCCATCAGATAATCATAACAGAGGCAGGTCATTGTCTTGAGGTCCATGTCATCAATCATCTGCTGGACCAGTTGATCTTGAAGTTCAGAACGGTTCATTTTCAGTAGGTCACCAATGCGGAAACTTTATCATAAAGAGCAGCAACATCTACGCCAAGTTGTTCACTACATTCATCCCAATCATCATGAAACTCAATGAGATCCAACAGAGCACGAATCTCTGCTTGGTTTAGTTCAAGAACTTCAGGCATTGTTATCAGTAATCGTAGGAAGCGTTCAGGTACTCATTCATGTCGAACTTCTCAGTATCACGAAGTTCGGGAATGTCGAGGTCAAAAATCTCACCAGGCATGTCTTGGATTTCAGACCAGAGTTCATCAAACATGGTGTGTCTCTCAGGAACGAATGTAATGTAGAACGAATCGGGGGGCATTGCAACCCCCCTTGTGCCACTTATCCGACTGTCACACGAACTCCTGCAGATAGTAATCCAATGGCAGTTCAAGTTCTGCTGCTTTGTTTTCCCATTCCGCCCATTCTTCGGGGGAAGCATCATTCAGGAAATCTTCGAAACTGTAATCGTAAACAGGACCACACATTGACAACAATTGCGACGACCTGAGTAACATAAACCATCACGTGGCAGAATTCAACCCCCCCTTGTGACACTTCACGAACTGGCACAAGACCCCTTGCAATTGGTCTGGGGTCCTGATATCTTACGTATACAACCAGATGAGGGGAGAGGTATCCCTGTAGACGACAATACATCGCCACTCATCCTACCATAAAATAGTCATTCTCAATAAGAAACCTTTATTGAGAATAGGGAGGATTGTGCCAATTTATAAACTGGCACATTACTCGAAGGGGTCCAACTCCTGGATGGTAGGATAGACTTCCTCGTCACCTTCGAGTTGTAATATCTCACGCCAATTAATATGATCTAGATCTAGATCATCATAACACTCGATATCTAATGTAACACGTACTGTACGTTTTTGTGCTAACATGGGTATCTCGTTGTGTTATTATGCGTAGTGTCGATATGCTAGTGATTCGTAGTCTTGCCCATCTCGTGCATAGTCCTCGTCGAGATCATGTGCATAGAATGCATCCTCGTCGAGAGTATAATCGTTTGCAAATGAATAGTCGAGATCGTAATCGTCGTACATAGCTCGTCGAGTTTCGTAACGCTAGTGTATTGTAACACAAAGCTCGACGAGTTTGCAAGCCCTATGCCCACCTAGTCTCGTCGAGTTTCATAAGAGTATATATGTATTCTCGTTTAGATTTGTGTGTTTCTCGTAACATAAGTCTCGTCGAGTTCTGTTTCGAGTATGATGCAAATCTCGTTATGTTCTCGTCGATATTCTACCACGAACTCATAAGACTGTCAAGTTTTTTATGTGTGGGTCCTGGGAAATTTGCGGGCGCCGCACTTGACAAACTGCGCGTCTTATGATACGCTCGCTTAGGTCACAAGACTAGGAGGGGTTTATAAGGACTAGGAGGGGTTTATAAAGACTAGGAGACCTTTATAAGACTAGGTTTATAAAGACTAAGAGACCTTTATAAAGACTACTATTCTCAATAATAACC